CTGCATTTACTGCAGCTGACCATGCTTTTGATTCTCGTGCGTTGTCCCTAAGTTTTGCAAGTTCAGATATATGTCTTTCAAAAGTAACATCATATTTTTTTTGGTATTCAGATCTTAATTGTCCAATGTATTGTACAACTAATGGATATGTTCTTGGGTTCTGTAATTTACTTGCATATACAATTGCTGCATCAGGGGAATAGCCGGCAGCAATAGCACACTCTGCTCCAGTCTTTCTTCCTTCATTGGTTACTAATTCGTATGCAAATTTCATTTGCATTTCTGTTAATCTTTTTGGCTGTGTCATACTAGACATTTAAGGTAATTTTAGTTATAAATCAAGTGGGGTCGGCTTACGAGAAGATGAATGATTATGCCTTCAGATACTGGGCCCCATGTAAAAAGAAATTATGTTAAAAGGAAAGTTATTAAGACAGGCATTAGATAAGTTTCTGAAAAATTCAGAAGTATCACAGAACGCACGTGTTCAAGTTTGTTTACCAAACGGAGAATTATATGATGTTGTTGGTATACAATTAATGGAAAATAAAATTATCGGTAACCGTGAATCTCATAGATTAGTCATTACAATTGATAAGGAAAAATGGACTATGGGTAAGGTTATGAAGAGGGTATAACTACCTTGAAACCTGAGAGAAAATTTTGGCTAAAAGTTAAAAAGTTTATGCCAGAAATATCATTCACAAGATTAGAAAATCTCAGTGGTTTTGGCACGCCAGATCTATTGGCTTACAACAAAAAGAATACTTTTTTTACTGTTGAGCTTAAGGTTGCAAAAGGTAATTCTGTTAAGCTATCACCCCATCAAATTAGCTTCCATGTGAAGCATCCACACAAAACTTTTATTCTAGTTTCTTCTGACCTTTACAAAGACGAAAAACTTTATGAAGGCACTCGCTGCTTGACGCTCGCCTCTGATGGCTTGCGGCTTGAAGCTTGCATCTCGGGCCTAGATAAAATTTACGAGAAATTTAAGAGCTTGTAACTTGGCGCTTGAAGCTTGCGGCTTGAGTCTCCGAGCTTGAGGCTTGCAGCTTGTTGCTTGAGGCTTGCGGCTTGAAACTTGTGGGTTGTGGCCCCGCACCTGTTTCCAGGTGTTGGAACAGCGTATGTTTGACGCCAGGGGCCATGTTAGTGTTTACCATATGCAACGTTTGGAACTGATTTGTCCCAGCATGCCCTGCAGCTTAAGCATTTATTATCCTGCTCAGCCGCTGGACATGTCTTGTTTTCAGTTACTACACTGGAGGTATAAGGCCAGAAGGAAGACGGCTGCCCGTCAACCTTAGTTGCTGAAAGTCGTATAATTAAGTTTGTTGGAACCTCTTCAGGTGTCACCTGTTTCATGATGCTAGCCTCGCGCGTCGGTAACCAGTGATTAACATCGGGTGTAAGTTTACAAACTTCGAATATCTTTTTAAGGTGATCTAATGACTGTAGATCTCCAGAATCGTGCCAGCGGAACCATTTGGACTTATGGCGCAGGATCTGAGCAGCCATTGCCTGGACCCATAGCGGGTGATCAATTGCCGCTAGTCGCTTGTACTGAGCTTCTTGTACATTTGGAAATACGTAACAACCTTTGAGTGCATAACAACCATGGCAAACCGTGCCTGGAATTTTTGCAAGCTTTGATCCTGTTTTGCATTCTTTAGCAGGTATCCCGTAGCTCCATCCTGGCATCTTAGAAGGCTTTGATAGTGTGCCTGTTATATTATCTAATTCTGTTACTTTCATACGATTCAATTATCTACTTTTTTTCTTTTGTAAATGCGACAAATTGTCGCAGCTTGCTGCTTGTGGCTTGCTGCTTGTGGCTTGTATCTTGTTGCTGGCAGCAGGTAACCGGGCCGGCGTTAACTCATACATATGAAACCCTGGTTCTGTTTTAATTTTCTTAAAGCCTAGTTCTTTTAATTTTTTCATTTCTTTCTCCATATTAGTATTAATGCAAATAATATACATACCAACAGCACGTCTGTGATAGGCATCGCATTATATAGTTCAATCATAACTTTCTCTTTTTAGTTGTGCCCCAAACGATCGATCGTTTTAATTTGTACAAAATTAAAACACTTGCTCTCTGCATGTAATTAGCATGCATTCATGGGGCCGGATGAAGGGACGTGTAATCTATTTCGGTACCACCTTATCCATGAGTGCTAGTTTAAGTGATACATTGCTGTTCCCTTTTATACTTAACACTCAAGTCCTATATAATCCTATTGACAGATATTGTCAAGTGATGTAAATAAATAATTCTAAACAACATACAGGTATAAAATGACACAAAACAAAACAAGACTAAATACTGATATAAGAAAAAAAATCGGTAGTTTAATTCTTTCTCATTTTGAGAATGAAAAAACTCCTGAACTAGAAAACTTTATATCAGCTAAAGAGGATATAACTACTGCATACAATAGTGCATTTAAAGTTGCACAAGGTATTATTAGTAGAACATACCCTAAAGATGATGTTGCAACACTACAAAAGTTTAAAAAGAAGTATGGTAGTGCGTGTGATGTTGTGGCTAAGGACAGTTGTTTTTATTTTGCTAATACTGAAACGGCAACAGAAAACGAAAGAGACAACAGCGAACATTTTGATTTTAAATTAGACGCACCTATGAACGGAAGATTTAGTCAAAGTGATTTTGGTATTGCATACTTTAGAGATGATTTAAAGAGTGCTGGATTAAATCCTGAAATAAATATCCAACACCAAGAAAATCGTTCTAATCCTCATCACACTCAAGAACTAGATAAGATTAAAAAGTTTTTGGGGTTTAATGATGAAACAGGAATATATGAACAATGGAAATCTAAATATGCTTTAGATGTAATCGGAACTAGCTATTGTCGTTCAAGAACTATTGCTTGTACTGCAAAAGAATTTGAACAGATGAGAGCATTTAAAAATACAAGACAATCATTCGTTCAATCTCATTACACTTGGGCTGAAGCAATACAGAAAGACATGAGAGATATAACTTTAGCATTAAAAGATTATAAATATGTTAAAGACGCAATCGACTTGTGTGGTGCATTAGGTTTAGATATTAATGAAAATGAACTGCAAAAAACTGCTGGGGTTTCATTAACTATTTATCAACCAGAAAACTTGGCAAACCTTATTAAATCAAGACGCACTAAACAGGATAATAAATCTGTTATTGCACAGTTTAAAAAGGCAAGACAATCGGCAGTTGCATTAAATTAAAGATTGACACAATAGGGGATATTGTAGTAATATCCCCTATATAAACAAATCAGAAAGGTATAATATGTTTAACTTAAAAGAGGGAACTAAATTTAATATAACTTACTTTGCTAAAAAGTATGGCAAGTTCATAACTCGTGCTGGAGTATGGACTGAACAATCTAAACAATGGATATCTAAAAAGAATGAAAGTCTTTTTACTTATTATGATTTAGACAACGAGGGATATAGAACTGCAAGTGGCGATATAACAATAGTTGAGAGAAAGGATAATTAATTATGTCTAAACATATTTGTCAGGGACCAAAGTGTCATACATACGATACTCAATCCAGAATAAGAGGAACAAAAGGAAATAAAGTTTTGCGCACGCGCAATGCAAGGTATGATAATGTCACACAAGAAAAACATAATTGGTTAAAGAATTGGGAATATTTCTTTTGTGATGAGAGATGTATGAATGATTGGCTGGATATACATATGACTCAGTTAATTAGTTTTGTTGGACTTAAAACTAAACCACAGGAGAGTCCAATAGATATAGTTGAAACAACACATCAAAATTGGCAAGGATATAATTACACGCGTACAACTATAAAGTTATTGAATGATAATATAGAAGATGATACAGTTAATGCATAACAACAGAAAGGTATAACATGACTAAACCACTACATGTAATAAATTGGCAAGGTAAGGAATATCGCATTCCATTTGATGTTAATCTAAACCTTGATCCAAAAGAAAAACTAATAGATGTACCAAATATGTTTAGCGGTGCGATTGCATCACTACCTTGGTTCGCTGTCGCTGTGTACGATATGATTAAAGGTGCAGAAGTTACCGAAGATTATGATCTTATGCAGAAGGGACTGAGTTGGTTCTCTAAACATTTTCCTAACGAATACTATACACTACTAGACTGAGTCTAGTCACTCGCCTCTAGCTACTCGGTGCTAGCATCGAGTGGCGGGGGCGTAGAGGTCCCAAGCCACTTAACATTTACTTTAGTTTTATAATAATCAATTCCCTTAATTAAAAAGGGGTCCCTCAACTTGGGGTTTAATTGCTTGATTTAGACATTTATAAGCTGTAAATAGTTTAAAGGTTCCAAAATTAATCCTAAAAAATTTTGCGGAAAATTTTTATGAAACTAACTTTAGAGAAATTAAATTTATTACCACCTGACATTCAAAAAGAATTTATTGAAGCTGCAACATTAGCTAAACAAAAACGCGGTATAGAAAAAGCACAAACTGATTTCATGACGTTTGTTAAACGTGTTTGGCCAGAATTTATAGAAGGAAATCATCACAAAAGAATTGCAGAAAAATTTAATGACCTTGCGGAAGGTAAGATTAAAAGATTAATTATCAATATGCCGCCGCGACATACAAAGTCCGAGTTTGCCAGTTTCTTGTTGCCAGCTTGGATGATCGGGAGACGACCTAAATTAAAAATCATTC